TCAATAATTTCAACTAAAGCATATCTATATACCTTAGTATCGTCTTGCCACTGAAAATGCAATAGGTCTCTTGGTTTTTCGTATAATCCTAAAAGTCTAGGATCAAAATCACTTGTTGTCATAATTAAAAGATGGGGGATTGCTCCCCCACCTAAATTACTTATTAGTCAATTACGTATAACATTTGCAACTGAATAGTACCAGTACCATTAGCACCTGCTAATGTAACTGTAACTGGGACACCATCTTTGTCAGCATCTGTTACTGTGTTTTTGCCTAATGCAATTGTGTCTAACACCGCTACACTTTCAGCTGATGTAGAAGCTGCTGCAGCTTTGTATTCATCTACGTCTGCTGCTTCAGTTGTACCATCTGCTTTAGTGTGTGCTGCGTAACCTACAGAAATTGTAGTCGATCCACCAAGTGCATCGTATGCTACTGATCCTGATAAAAGTCTCGCACCATTTGGTATGCTAAACATATGTATAGTTGATTGCTCCGCACTCGCTTCGTATTCAGCAAAAGCTATTCTCACTCTACCTGAGAGTTCGTTAGTTTTTACCTTTTGTGAAGGAGTTGATGCAATCAATGCTTGTTGTATTGAGTTTGCCATAATATTTTTCCTCCTCTATTACGCTTCGTGTGCTTCGATTTTTACTACCTTCTCTTCTTCCATTCTTGTAGCACCGAAAGACGCACAGTAGTAAACTTGAGTAGCGTAACCTTTGTCAGCTCTCTCGTCTATTCTAGCCATTACATCTTTGCCTACGCCAAGTGCGATTCCGTCTTGTGCGAAAGCGATACAAGCTCTTTTTGAAGAAGCGATTGATAGTCTGTTTGACACGATGAAATTGAATCCCATAAAGGCATTAACTTCACCTTGTACTAGAGCTTTGACTGTGTTGAAGTCAGAACTCGTTACAGATGTTGTTCCTAATAAATCATCTATCTGCTTAGGCGATACAATGATGTGTCTTGGAATGCTTGGATCAACGCTGTTTAAGTCAAGAATTTTTTTCGCTTCTCTTAACTTAGCAATCGTTAAACCATCAGTGCTAGCCTCAGTTATGATTTGACCTGCAGGCAACGCAGTTGATGTGCTTCCAGTTTCACCAGTGAATGATGTTCCTGTTGCAGCTTCAATGATTTCATCATCCATAGCTCTACCCATTGCGAATGCAGCAGCTTGAGCATAAGACGATGTTGGATCGATTAACATTCTCACCTTGTCTTGGTCATCGATAAGGTCAGCAAATTCGTAATCCACTAAAGATACTCTTCTTCTTGCATGAGGAGTATCGATTTGTGGAGTGTCTCCATGTCTGCTAGTTCTTTTAACGGCAGTCACAGAACCCACTTGATCGAAAAATGCGTTCTTACCAACAACACTTTCAAGACGAACTTTGTCTCTTAATAACGATCCCATTTGTTGAGATAACATTTGTATGTTAGCAGAATACTGCTGTACAAATGCTGTTGTTACTTGTGATGACATATTATGTCTCCCTTATTGTTAGTATTAATAGTTAAAACAATCAGAGAGGTTCTCCGTCAGAATTGACAGGCATCTCTTGGATTTTAAGTCTTTTAGACTAGAGTCTATTCCTTCTTGCCAGTAGGGTTCTTACGAATTGTCCTACCTGTTACCCATTTATAATATTTATCACAAATTGGCAAGGGTTCTTTTTTTTGAAACTCCGTACCAGTTTCTTTAACGATACGGAGTATTTCTAATCTAAGTTCCTGGTCGTTCAAATGATCACTACTTGGCATTTGCCATTTCTCTTAATGTTAATACTTGTTGAACCATTTTAGCATGATCAGGATGACCTTTATTCCAATATGGATTATTTCTGTCATTGATGATTTGAGATATTTCTGATTCTAAATCTCTGCCTTGATTTACGTTTTCACTCTCTGTGGATATAATTTTATCTTCAGAAAGCATATCAGCAATCTTAGCGAAACCTTTAATCACTTCAGGATTATCTCCAAGTCTTGAGCCATCTTTCATTTGCATATCCAAAACTTTTGCATCCATGTTTGCTTTTGCAAGTGATGCAGCTTTTTGAATATTAGCATCGTAAGATTTACCCCACTCTTGTCTTAATTGTTGTTGAGCTTCTGCTTGTGCAGTCTCAGCATCAATTTGAGTTTGCTTTGCAGTTTGTTCCATAGAATTTTTATAGAACTCTAAGATGCCTTGTGCTTGTTTATTATTTAAACCTAGAGCATGAGCATTCTCTGCAAACTGTTTTACAGCAGTTTCTTCGATTGGTACAACTTCCGATTTAGCCTCAAGTTTATATTTATCAGCAGACTCAGGTCTACCAAGTTTATCATAAACTTCATTCCATTGATCTTCAGTTGAGTTTTGATTTGGCACAGCAACTTTATCTGTTCCAATCATTCGTGTTGCGTTAATGTATGATTTAGCTAACGCATCAATCTCAGTAAACTTAGCAATGTTGGGATCATTTCTAAATTCTTCTGATATAGTTTCTTTCCATGACGTTGCAACTTTTGGCTGGTCAGTCGTAGAAGAGACAGGTTGTTGTGTTGTTGTTTCTTGTTTAGTTTCTGTAGGCGTTGGTGTCGTTTCTACAGGCGAAGCTGGTTGCTCCGTTATCTGCGTTTGTTCTGACATTGTTATCTTCCTTTTTCATTATCATTTTGTAGCATTTGTTTTATAAATAGAAGTACGCTACGTTGTCCTTCCATATATGCACTCTCATGACTATCACCTTTAATGTTAGTCGTATGTAAGAAGTGGCATCTCTTTTCTAAATCAGACAATACTTTTTTACCATCGTCTGTTTCAAAAGTTTGTTTATAGCTGACTCTAAGTGCAGCAATTAATTTTTCTACTTCTTCTTGTTTTCTTTTGGCTTCACCCATTATTCTACTTCGGCATTAGCAACTGCTTTGCTAAATTCTTTAGCGAAAGAAATAAACATTATTCTGTTTCTCCTTGAGCTAAAGCTTTCGCTTCTTCAGGTAATGCTTTTGCTAGTGGTGCTATCTTACCACCTGCGTCAGCTACTTGTTGAAGTTGTTGCATTTGTGCCATTTGCTCCTGTTGTTGTTGCTTCTGTTGTCTTTCCGCATTCAACTGTGATCTAGGTTTTAAAATCTTTTGTGGCACTCCAACAATATCTGCTAAGTGTCTTACAAGATTATCCATATTCACATGATCGAATACAGGAGCTACATTAGCTAAACTTCCCATAATTTCAATAGCTCTCATAATAGATTGTAACTCTGTGGATTTCTGAGCTTTAGCTAATGGTGATACATATTCAATTTCTATGTCTTGACCTGATAAGAAATCAGGTGCTGGTCTAAATTGATTTTTTCTAAGTAGAATATTAAATGCTCTGTCGATTAGAGGTTTTAATAATTCAGATTGTAATCTTCCTAATACAGGTCCAAGTAATCTCATCTTCTCTTCGTTTCTTTGGATAACTTCTGTTGCTGTCATTTGTGGACCTTGTTGCATCATAAGTTGATTTACATAGAAAGCATTTCTAATAGCATTACGTCTTTGCTCTTCCATGTTTAATCCTAGTGGTGAGTTCGCACCAATGTTTAATGGTTCAATTCTATCTCTTGTACCTGCTCTATAAAAGTTTAGTCCACCTGGTACAGTTCTTACGGGTAAAATAAATCCATCATCAGGAACTAATAGAGGTGGGTCTACTTGTTTCTGTGCAGCTTTGATTGTTGTCTTAGACATTTCATTTAACATTTTTACATCAGGCAATGCTGTCATTGCTGGTGATCTTCCATAGATTTCATGTGATGCTTTTAAGTATCTTGGAACAACAAAAGGAAACTCTCTAAATCCTGATACTGATAATTCATCACCGCTACCATATTCCATGTACACTGATTCGAATGGCATATTAGAATTATCTTGTTTGTTAGGATTAAAATCTGATCTTGGATAAACAGCATGAACAATCTCTATTTCTTCGTATGGATCTTTGTTTGCTATTGTTGTTACTTTAGTTGAAACTTTATTACCAAATCTTTGTATCGCTGCTCTCGCACTAATTTTAAATCTTCTGTAAACTGTATCGATTCTACCTTTGCTATTTTCCGCAATGTAAATCTCATTGATATGTCTTGTAGAAAATTTTAATAAATCTTCATCATCTTCTTCAATAAACATAGCAGCCGTACCAAAGGTAATTAGGTCATGATACAATTCAAATATTTCTTGTTGAAAGTTAGAACGATTAAACGCTGTGTACATTGTTTCGGTTGCTGACTCTAACCATTCTTTCGCCTCATCCTCGTTATCCATTTCTTCGTTTTTAAAACGTAGGGAGAACCAAGGGGTAGATG